GCTGGACTGGTCCAGGCGCGTTGGCGCCCATCTGCGGGGAGACGGTAAGGTCATCCCCGATACCCTGCGCCATGACATCCAGGGCCCGCCTCTGCGGGTCAATGGTGCTGGGTGCAAACGTCCGCCTCATAAACCTCCCAGCGCTCCCTGCGGTGGCCATGAGGGGCGGTAGGCCAGCGCCGACAGCACCACCTATACCAGCCCCCGTAAGGCCGCTCAGCGTGCGACTGGCGGCATCCTCAAGGAGGCCAGCCTCTGGGTCTCCGGTCTGGCCTGAGTTGAACCCTGCCATGCCACCAGCCATTGCTGCCTGGGTGGCCGAGTCGACAACCTTGTCGCCGAGGGTCGCGGTGGCTCTTGTGGACATCTGTCCAGCCTGTGGAACGATCTTGCTGGTAGCCAGGCGCTTGGCCATCTCCGGGGCAACACGCTCGATAGCCATCTCCGACAGCTTCGGTAGGGCGCCGACGCCAGCCGTGATCCCGGCGCCGATCCTGGCGCCATAGGCTTCCAGCGGACGCTCGCCCAGGAGACGCTCATCGAGGGCGCGCGCGCGGTCGCGGTAGTACTCGTACTTGGACATGAATGGCATAGGCTGCTGGCCAGGCTTTGGTCCCTGGCCGATTGGCATCCCAGGCTCCGTCCCAGTCATGGTGTCGAGAGCCGCCTGGCCCATGCCGAGAACTTCGTCACCACCCTCGAACAGGGCACCCTGCAACCCGGCGCCGATGCGCGCTGCATTCAGACTATTGCCAGCCAACTGCGGCTGCACATCACCCTTGAGGATGCCGATGGGTGGACCCTGCTCAGCCTCCTCGTACGACTGAGGCTGTGGAACCTCCTCGTCGAACTCCTGGATCGGAGGCCACGGCTGCATGTTGACTTCGAGAGGGCGGCCTGGGCCTTGCGGCTGGCTTTCTGGACCCATTTGCTCAATAGGCGGGCCAATCGGCGTGCCTGGGGGTGACTCGTTCCGCAGCTGACCAGACTGGCGACGGCGTTCGATGTCGGCCGCGGCGTCCTCTACCGGGACGTCACCTGGGTAGTAGACCGTGAAACCCTCGCGGGTCTGGTACCTTCTGTACTTGGCCATCAGTAATCCCCTGGAACGTCTTCGATGTCGTTGCCTGGGCTTGGGACACCACCGATGCCAGTGCCCTTACCAGTCCCAGTAACCGGGGGTGGCGGCGGCTCGACGAAACCCTTCGCACCCCAGTAGTCTGGAAAGGCCCGTTCAGCATCGATGTAGCCAGCGAACGGCTTGATCGATTCCATGTTCTTGCGCCGTTGGTGCTTGTAGCTGTCGTAGGCGATGTCGCGCAGGCCCTTCGCCGCCGCCTGCATGTCTCGCAGAAGCGATGGTGTGAGTGTTCGACCCTTCTGCACACGTTCGGCGCTACCGCGGATTCTGTCGATGAGTGACTTGGCTTCACCAAGAAGCGCGATTTCACCCTCTCGAACGACTGAGGTTGGGTCGAGGGCCTTCACGAACTGATAGACGGCAGCAACGTCGGAGACGCCAGTGTTCGTGTTGGGATCAAGCTTCATCAGCATCTCAGTGGCGTTCTTGAGACCGAGAGCTGCCTGGACTTGCGGGTTCGACTGCCACTGCTGACGGAACTGCGCCTCCTGGGAGACGGTGTCCTTCAACCCCTCTGGCCACTTGCCGCCTGCGGCTGGGCCAGCCGGGATGCCAGCCGGGGTCTGGACAGAGAACTCAGGCGCCTGACCAGGCGTCTCCTTCATGACAACGCCGAACCTGTTCTCAGCATCCCATTGAGACTTGTACGACGGCTGCGGCCCTACAGGGATGCCCATCTGGTTTGGCATTGAGTAGGTCGCAACGGCGTCACGGATGTTCTGAACCTTGTTGAAGTCATCCTGGAAGTTCTTCCAAATGCTTTGCGGCTCAGCGTAGCGCATCCTGAGTTGCTCTGCGTGCTCCGGAGAGATCATTTTCCGGCCTTCGAAGTCTTCCAGCATGGCGGCCACGTCGGCTGGGTTGCGGACGTTATCCATCGCGCGAAGCATGTGCTCGTAATGGCGCATCTTTTCCGAGCGCTGCTTCTCCGGCATGTTTGCAATGGCTTGCTGCAACTGCTTCTGCTGCTCAGCCTCGAATGGAGCTGCCCTCTCGTCCACTGGCGCACCAGCGGCCTGACCGCCACCCTGCTGGCCTGGCTGAGCGCCGATGCCATATGCTTTCTTGAAGGAGTTGAGAAGCTTCGGTGCGAGCAATGGTCTCCACTGACCGACGTACCGCTCAGCGGTCTTATTGCCCTCCTTGGCCAGGTCCCCCATTGCAGAGTCCCATGTCTCAGGTGAGGTGGCGCCCAGCTGCATTGCGCGCATAACCTGCTGCGCTTCAATGTTGTCTTTCTGCCAGTCAGACTGTGACTGCAAGCCATCCAGGCGGAAGTTGTTCTCTCGGTGCTTCTGAGCGGCGTCGATACCGCGCATCATGCCACCGAAGAAATCGATTGGCTGGACGTCCCTGGCTGCGAGGTACTGGCTCATCTGCTACTTCCCCCACAGTGAAGAGATCGGCTTTGACAGCCACGATCCGCTGTTGCCACCAGTGCCGCCACCTTGCTGACCACCTTGATTAAACCCACCAGAAGCGCCGTACGATGCGATCTGGCCCATCTGATTGAGGCCATTGCCCCAGATGTTGCCGACAGCAGCTTGGCCTGAAGCCCGCGCATCAGCAGCGCCAGTGATCGTGTTGGAGATGTTCTGGGACATGCCGGACTTGGCTGCTGAGTAGGTGTTGACGGCATTCTGGCCGACGCCAGTCAGGTCCTTGAGATTGCCCAGGTACTTGTCAAATAGGCCGCCAGCTGCGCCGAGCATGTAGTCGATGCCGCCTGTGATCTGGTTGCCGGACACGCGAGAGCCCATTCTGGCTGCGTCTGCGTTGAGAGACTTCTTCGCCTGGTCGACGGCAAACTTGTAGCCGGGGTAGTTCTCCAGGGCCGCCAGCATGTTGTCTGCGTTTGGGCCACCGAGGATCAAACCTGACAGGTCTGATAGGGCTGTCCCGCCGACATCCATGTACGGCTGAAGCTGGTTCTTGATGTCCAGCATCGAGGCTTCATAGTTCTTTTGAGCCGCCTGCTGGCCACGAGCCTGCGTCTTCGCCGCTGACTTTGCCGCGCTGGACGAGATCAGTGACCCACCGATTGCGCCGACCGCGCCGATTGCTGCGCCTATAGGCATTTCACTACCTCCAGTCGATCTTCGTGGACGGCCAGCGCCATGTCGCCGATGTGGACAACGAGGGGTGACCTCTGAATGCAGACCATTGGCTTGTACCCGGCCATCGCCGCCCAACGGTTGTAGGCAAACGATGCCTTGGATGCCTGGCCAGCCTTTGCCATCAGGAAGGCGGCTCCGGCGTATCGGTCGTGGTTGCTGTCATCAGGGTGCTCTGCGCGCTCCACGCCAGCCCTGGAGCAGGCATCTTCGACCTGGCGATGGAACTCTTCACCATGCTCTTCGAGGCCTGGAGCCTTCGCCATCCAGGCTGTCAGCGGCAGAGTGAGGATGTCACATTCCTCAACACTGCCGCCAACAGTCCAGCCCCGCGAAACCCTGAACTCCTTAACCATTCCAGCTGCCTCAGCCAGGCGGCGCGCACGAGAGTTCGAGTCTGGAACCCGCGTGAGTATCTCGACGCACTCTGTTGAGGTGAACATGTACTGCAATGTCGCACATGAGGCAGCCACGGTGTCAGCCGGGCTCGCCTCTGGGTCGATCATCGTGTGAATCTCGTAGTGACCGGGTACGGTCTGGCAGTACACGGCATAGAAGCCATCGCACTCCAGGCCGATATTCCTTGTGTTTTCAAGGATTCCAGACAGGTCCAACTCAACATCCAGGTCCCCACCAAGGTGCGGTCTGACCTTGGCATGGTTGCACACGCGATTAATGTCGCGCGCGTCGAACAGTCGTTTCGGAGTGGATGTGAAAAGGGTCTGCACCTGGAACCTCATGTCCTGCGATAACTGCGGACTGGCGGGTTCCTTAGTGCCAGTGACGAACCTTCTACAGGTTCATCACTTCCCTGTCCACCCAGTGTCTGTGTCAATCCCGGAAGTCTTGACGTACAGGGTGGTCACGAGGCCGCCAGAGAAGTTGATGTACAGGTCGCCGATGGTCCCGGTGACAACACCGTTTGGAACCCCTGTTCCATAGTGGATGTTAACAGGGCCGAGCTTGATCACCCCAACACCGTCGTTTTCACCCTGGGTGTTGATGACCAGGTTCGCCAGCATCTGGAACGAAGCCTGCGTCAGGCGGCCGTCAGCGTCGACAAAGAGGGCTTTTTGGATTGGTGGTTGTGCGCGGCTCATGGTTCTGACTCGACGTCGATGTAGTTGGTGATGATTGTCCGGCGAACTGGGTCCGTGATCTCCAGCTTGAAGGTCCGCTGGTAGAATGAACCCATGCCCGTCCAGCTCAGCTTCCTTCCGTACTCCCCGATCATTCCCATGGAGCGCCAGTCGGTCTGATTGAAGGTGCGGCCACCATCATCGCTGATGGACAAGATGAGCTGTGGGTCTGAACCCTGGCCGCTGGTGAGGCCGATGCCCGACTCCACATCGAGCTCAAACCTCGGCATGAACACCCGGTGCCCGTCCTTGTGGATCGGTGCGCCCTGGGCCAGACCGCGTATCGTGTTTCCGAACTCGGTGTACACGGATGATGAGAGCTCACCGATCTTGCCGGAGTTGATGTCGCCGATGAAGTGCTTGTTGTAAGCGTTGATGTAGCAGTTCGCCGACCAGCGACCGAGCGAGTTCCCATCCGCATCCCAGGACTCGCGCTCGTGCCAGAGCGTAGTCGTGGCATCAAACACCCATGTCTTCTCGGCTGTCGGGAACGTAAGGACGATGAAGTCATGACCCTCCCAGGTGGGGCCGAAGGTGTGGGCATCGGAGATGTCCCCGTAGCCTTGCCATATCTGCTCGTTGGCGTGCTTCGAGACGCGCTGCGGCTGCGTCCCGGTCATCCGGTAGAACACACGGTCGCTGCCAAGGAAGTACAGTGACTCACGAAGCTTCCACCAGGCAAACGGTGTGGCAACACCGATCTGGATGGCAACGCCCTGGTGCCTGGTCCAAGGGAAGTTGTTGCCGCCAGACAGGTACCAAACTTCAATGCTCCGCTCTCCTGCGATCAGCAGCTGCTGCAAGTGGTTGATCGGGGATAGGGTGTAGTCTGACTGGGAGTCAGCTGATGCAAAGAACAGGGCTGGCCAGTCCATGCCGTCGAGCGACGTGGAGGCAAAGAACTGGTTCGTGTTCTTGCGGTCGCACACAAAGTACGAGTCGACGTTCTGAACGCGATTGGCAGAGTAGAAGTCGACGTCTGCGATCTGCGACCAGGTAAGAGCGTCTGTGTCATAGATAAAGCCATTGACCCCATCGACAACCATGATCTCGACGCCGTTGTCATCCATTGACACTGGGCCTGAGCCGTTCTGCAAGCCAGAGCCGATAAAGGTCTCTGTGCCATCGGAAGTGACAGAGTAGAACCCCGCCCCTGAGATGACGTACAGGACATCGCGGAGGTAGTGGAACCCGCGGATCGGGCCTGGACCAACATTGGCAAACTCAACAACACCAGGGCAGCCGAACAGGACGAGCTGCGACTTGGCGTTCACCTCCTCCGGCTGCATCTCAGCGTACATATTCACGACGCGCTGGGATGAGACCGGGTTCGAGCGGCTCATGTACGTTTCGACGGCAAAGGGTAGCTGAGGCATGGTTACTCTCCCATGTCCGGCGTCATGACCACGGACTCAGATTCCCTATCCCAGGAGGACACGAGAGCTGCGGCGCCAGCAGCGATCTCCTTGAGCTCACCCACCCTGGCGAGAGGCATTTGGTTGCGGACAGCCAAGTGGTAAGAGAGGCTCGACTTGAGAGCCATCTGCCACTCATCCGGGAAGTCCGCGGTGTCGGAGTTGGCCACGAAGTCGAAGATCGGTCGCTGGTACGTGAACCTGATGCCAGTGTTCGCGCTTACTGGAGCTGGCCAGATGAAGAGCTCGCTGAGCGGTATCTTCGGGCCATAGTGGATCGATGATGGCTCCCCGGTCGTGGTCTTGTTCGGGAGGTCCATGTACTCGTTCCGCGAAATTACATCGACTGGTATCTCGCTTGCAGAGCTGTCAAATGAGATAGTGGAGGCGCGGTCGATCTTCAGCGGGCGGATGAGCTTGGAGGTGTACGCAAACACCTTGTTGCCGGATGAGACAGAGTTCGTAAGCGCAGCTCCCAGGTTGATCGTCAGGGTCGAGATGGATGAGACCGTGGTCCACTGCACCGTTCCATCATCCAGCTGGACTCCGACCCGGTCTGAGATGGCAAGAGGCGTGACAGACCCAACCGTAACCGCTGTCGCCCCGGCCGCCGCTGACACAGATGTCGTGGTCGAAAGGTAGTCCCAGGCGTCCGTGAACTCGTCTGTCGACGTCAGGCCTAGCCTGTATCGGTACTGGCCAGGTTGAAGGAATAGAATGCCCTCTTCGAGGGTCCACACCCTGATGTTGTGTGACTGCCATGCCTTGACGATGTCGTTGAGCAGCTCGAAGGCCGTCAGGTAGGCATTGCCGCTTGGCACCTCATCATCGCGGATGATGTTCGCCCGCTTGTACGAGTCGTTGATGATGCTGCTAAGTGACGGGTTTCGTGTCACCACCCCAGAGCTGGTCATGTGTCACCTCAAAATTCGATTAGGAGGACCGACCCCTGCTCGTCCTGGAGCGGGGTCCAATTCTCAGCGTACAGAACGTATGGGATGCGAATGAACTCGTCATTGCCACGCGGCCTGGGGTTCGGGACGGATTGCTTGTCTGTGCGACCGCGGACCATGTCCTGCGGGTGCCTGGTCTCGTAAACTCCCTTTGAGACGATGGCGCCGTTCCACTCTTCGCGCGTGTCCTCGGCGCGGACCTTAAACCCGGTGCGATCACAGATGCGATAGAATGAACCGGGCTTGTAGGTCATGGCCGATACAGAACCTCTACGCTGTAGTAATCAAGGGTGATGGAGTCGGCGCCACTTGCAAGCTCTCCAGAGAACACAACGTACGAATCAAGAGCTGTGTTCACGGATGATGTGACCACCGCGATGTTAAAGCCTCCAGGCCCACCTGTTGCGCTAATTGGGACGATTCCAACCTGAGACGCCTGCGAATTTCGATTTACAATCTCATGAGTGTTGTAGTGGCTCACGTTTGTCGTGACAGCTACCGATGAGTACTGGGTGCCAGTGAGATCAGCGGCTGAGCCGAAGCGGATGCGCCTGGTCTTGTTGTCGGCATCGCTGTTGTTTGCCCACACATGCCTTATTCGGATGCTGCCATTCGGCCCCATGGAACCACCAGGGATGGCCGCAACCGCTAAGATGGACTCTGCTGTCGAGCCCGTCTTTGTGACCGCAACTCCACTTTGCGCGATGACGAATGGAAGTCCGAGTTTCTGAATCAGACCTCGCCTGTTCAGGCCGCCGCTTTCAGGAGTGAACAGCGGGACGAAGAACCCAGCGGGGTCGGTTATGACTGGAAACTCGGACATCTTCGACATGGCTTAAACTTCGTCTTCTGCTGACTGGAAGAAGGGGAGAGTCTTGATGGCAGCGTATGCAGCTGCCCTGGTCGGCTCCGGCAGGTAGTTCGGCGCCTTGTAATAGCCAGGGTCCTCCGGTGGCAGGCCGTTTGACTGGCCATCAAGGACGAAGCGCTCGACCTTCATGCTCATCGACTTGTTATCGCGAGCGGCCTTCGAGACGTACTGAGCGACGTTCACATAGGTGATCGGCTGCGCTGTCTTGGATGGCCACACCTGGTTCGGACCACCGTAGTGCGTCTCGATGGAGATGATGCGCCAGTAGTCGCCGTCGACACCGATGTCGGACTTCTTCGAGAGCTTAAGACCCATTGGAGCCTCCTTCGTTCGACTGGGCCTGCTCAGCGGCAACCTCAGTCAGGTTTGCGATCTTCCCTTCCTCGATGATCTTCATCACCGGGCGGGACACCGTATACGGAATGTTTGCCTGGGAGAGGACTGCAACCATCTCCTGGGCCTTTTCAACTGGGATAATCAGACACTGCATTTCAACCTCTTTTGTGACTAAGCGGGTGACCTGGATCGTTCAGGTCCAGGCTGTGCTGCAATGAGATACAGCCTCCCAGACCGCAAGGCCAGCCCTACTCCCAGTACCCGCCGAACGCGATGATGTGGGCAATGACGCCTGACGATGGCGCTGTACCCACCTTCTTCCGGATTACCTGGATGAACTCGCCAGGGTAAACGACAATCGGAACCGCAAGGTCGATGTCGATTGGGGTGCCAACGAGGGTGCTTACAGCTTGCGCGGCAGTGACAGCCTGGAGGCCGATAGGGATGCGCCGCGGGGCCTTTAGGCCACCACCTTCAGTTGTTGCCAGTGACACTGCCGTATGCCCATAGGCGAGGGCGAGCTGCGCCACGTAGGGGCCACTGACGAGAACCGTCTGGACATAAGAGTGAACAAACACGCGCGTGATGTAAAGGTTCTTGCCCGGCGCCGTCGATGTGCCAGGCGGGTTCTGATACGAACTGATGATGCCGTCCGTGTTGGCGGCGAGCGTGTCCGTTTCCCAGAACTGTCCACCAAGACCTGAGCCGAGTGCCGCCGTCGTGTTCGTCGGGACGGCTGCTGTCGGGTTGGTGCTGTTGGCGTAGTTCACTGTCTGGCCAATTGTCTGGCCCGTCTGGCCCTGAGAGGCGTGGCGACCCATGCCAGCAAGCTGGTCTTTCCAGTCCTTGGTGGCGTGCGCGTCCATGACCGTGACGTTGATCTGGCCAAGCCTGAGTTGCTGCGCAGCAGCGGTGACTGCGCTGTTGTAGGTACGCAAGAGAAGCGGGAGATTGCTTGCTGAAGTCAGGGCGGCCTGCGCTACCGGAGCGGCAAGCTCAGCAATGAGAACATCGTCGATCCAAAATTCGGCCTCTTCCTCGTGCAGGATGATGACGAACTTGCGCGCTGTGTTCACACCGACATAGGTGCTGAAGTCAATCGTGGCCGTCTGCGTTTCCGTGCCGTTGAAGTTGATCACCCCACGGAACTCGCCAGATGCGTTCAGGCGGAAGAACACGCCATCCGTCGGTGCAGACGTACCCGTGGCAATGCCGACGCCCCACTCCGTGACGTTGTTCGCCTGCGGCGTAAACGGAAACTGCGCGATCATCTGTACGGCGAGGGGGAACGTGCCGATGGTCGGGAAATGCTGGTATGTCTGCACGCGCGCGACGGCACCGGAGGCCGTGCTAGCGCCAGCGTTGAGGCTCAGCAGGCCGCCAGCAACGGTAATGGTGGCTGTCGCTGATGCCTGGTTCCATATGGTCGTATTGATGGCCGCGCCGGGGAACTGGTCGTTGAACAGAAGCGTGTCCGTGCCAACGCGAAGTCGATAATCGTGACTGACCTCGCAAGACTTGACCAGGCGGGAGCCAGTAGCCGTTCCGGCGTCAACCTCAGAGATGATCGCCGCAAAGCCTGCGGTCAATTCGTTGGTGTTGAGGTTGACCTTCAGTTGATTTGCGGCATCCACCTCGGCGACGTTGCCGCTGGTGTTGCCTTCGATTCTGATACCAGCCATTAGAAATTACCCTCCCATCTACATGTGAATGTGCCCGTCAGACGGAGGTCTGTGAAGGCAACTATGTCAAATCCTACACCAGCCACGATGTTCCCGCACGTCAGACGAATCGGGATGATCATGTGCTCGATCTCATTATGCGATGCTGTCGTGTCAGCCATCAACCACGCCGAGACGTAGCTTCCCGACAGGATGCCAGCCTGGCCAGTAATGGTCGTGGTTACCATGTTGGTCCCAGGGGCGCTACCAAAGTTGATAGTGGCCGTGCCATAGGTCCCGCCGCCGCCACTGCCCGAAGCGTTAATCGTCGTGCCAGTGATCGACAGGTTGGTGCCGAGCGTCAGGTAGGCGTACGCACCAGCGCTGTCATCCCAGAACAGGATTCGGTCTGCGTTCGGGTCGACCAGGCCAGCGATGGTCGTGAGGTCTGAATCCAAGGGCTGGTACTTCGACGCCAGGCTCGTGCCAGCTTCGTACAGGGTGGTGAAGTTCGCCGTTCCAGCACCCTGGTTGCCACCAGTGACGCCGTTTGAGAACAGGCCGCCGCGGAAGTTTATGGAGCCGTCGACACGGGATGCTGTCAGCAGTGTCCCCTTAAACGCTCCGGCGTCCGTGTAGTAGTAGATCGCAAGGAGAGAGCCAGCGTCAGAACCAGACTCAGCTGCCGTGTCTCGGCCGATGAGCCACCTCTCAGAGAGGGAGCCGACAGCTGTTCCGGTGGAGAATCTGATCGAAGCTGCGCTGCCAGCCGCCGCACCGAAGTAGCCGTTGCCATCGCCGGACGAAGCGATGATCTGAAACTGGGCCGCAGCGTATAAAACAGCAAACCTCTGGTACGACCAGTTGGTAGATGTTGTGTTTTCCAGGCGCATCTTTTCGACGCCAGCCAGGATCATGGAGATGTCGCCAGCGGCGTTGGCGCCGAAGCCAGTGCTCGTCGAACCTCTATTTGGCACCAGGGACGGTGCCGTGGACGATGGTGTGCCAGTCCTCAGCTGATACCCGGTAGCAGTCTGGTCTGAGACGTGGTTGTAGAAAAAGACCTGTCCTGTCGCTCTGGAGATAAATATTGCTGCGGATGGAACTGCGGCATCGCTGTACTTCTGAAGGGTAAGATCAGAGCCTGAATCTGATCCGGACTCGGCTGTTGATGAAGCCAGAAATCTCCATCTGAGAGCGCCAGATGTCATAAATCCAATGGCTCTTTCTGTACCAGACGCCCGGTCGATGGTCAGCAAAGTGTCAGATGCACCGTTGAGTGAGAGCCCGGTAGAGCTGACGCGACCAATCTCCGCGCCACCTACGATGAGCGACATGTTTCCGGACGCCTGGGCTCCGATGCCAGTTGTAGCGCTTGCTCTATTCGGGACGATGGTTGGAACAGTGGCGGAGGCTGCTCCGGTTGTGAGTTGCCAACCGCTGGCGTTTGTGTCGTTGAGCGTGGCCGTGAAAGTGTTGGCGGCAGCCAGGCGAGCGTACTTTGCTTGGAGAGAGGTGCCAGCCTCGTACAGGGTCGTAGCATTGATCGTGTTGACGCCCTGGTCACCACCGGAGGCACCAGACGAGTACAGACCACCCTTCAGATAGAACCTGTCACCGTACACACCAGCGACCCTGGACTTGAACGTGATGATAGCGTCCATCAACCCAGCGGTTACGGTTTGAGCGTAAAGGGTGATTTCAGCGTAGGTCTGGTTGGTTGGTGTTGAGTCGTTCGCCTGGAAGACGATTGATCCAGCTCTGTCACCATTTGCTGGTGTTGCAGAGTTCCTGCGAAGAGTGAGATTTGGGCTTTCGTTGCCATCATCGTTTGTTCCAATCAGAGTGAGCGGGGTGCCAAACGACCCGCTCTGTGTGATTGTCTGAGCGCCGGACCAGGTGTTGTTAGCGTTTAGGAGTGGGATTGTTGCACCACTCGTTCCCGTGTTCTGTGTGGCGGCCGTGCCCAGTCCCAGCGTAGTTCTGCCTGCCGCCGCATCCGCATCGTCCATGAGGGACCGACCGAACGTCGTGGCCACAGCTGTGTCGATAGAGAGCACGGTGCCGGAGCTGGACACCACAATGTCCCCGTAGTCACCGTCACCCAGGGTCGCGCCACCAGTGGCTGCCAGTGTGCCAGCTGAGAACGTGAGGTTTACCCCGATGGTCACAGGGCTCCAGGTGTTGGCAGCCGACCTGTAGTAGATCGTGTTTGTTCCGGATGCAGCTGCGAGAGATGTCAGGTCGCCGTCGAGCGGCTGGTACTTTGCAGCAAGGCTAGTTCCAGCCTCGTAAAGCGTGTTGGCGTTGAGTGTGCCCGCACCCTGGTCACCACCCGTGGCGCTACCGATCACAGCGCCAGCTGCAAGCGTCAGCCTTGGGGACGTTGAACCAGCCTGGCTTGTCGTGAAGACGAGGCTCGCGCTTACAGCGCCTGGCGTGACAGCTGTCAACGTCGCGTAGAACTCAGCCGTGTTTACCGCGGTTCCCGCACTGTCGTTCATTCTCAACGAGACAGTTGGCCCAAGATCGCTCACCGCGGCAGAGGCACTGTTCCTGTACAGGTACAGGTACGGACCAGCATTCGCATCTGCGTTCGTAGAGATGAACTGACCTGGGATACCAAAGGAGCCCGCCGTCGTGAAGGTCCACGTACTCGAACAGCTGTTCGTGTTGGTCCAGGTGTTCGATGCAGTAAGCTGGCCATACTTGGCCGAGAGCGCTGTTCCGCCTTCGTGAAGCGTCCCTGCGTTAATAGTTCCACCACCAAGATCGCCACCCGATGGTGCGCCGACAACAAACCCATCACCGACGTAGGCTCTCGTGGCAGATGCGCCAGCGATGATTGTGGCAAACCTGAGGTTGACATCATCACTGCCAGCTGTTGGATCAGTGAGCACCGCGGTGATGGCTGCATGGTTCCTTGTTGCCAGGGCGCTATCCTGCCCCTGGAACAACAGCGTTCCCATGAGATCGCTTGCGGCTGGAGTGCCACCAGTACGAAGGAGGATGATGTACGGACCCGCGTTTGCGTCCGCGTTCGTTGACTGGGCTGTCAGCGCCGTGAAGAACGAGCTGCTGCCGGATATTGACTGTGATGCCGTCCAGGTGTTGCCAACAGCAAGTTGACCGTACTTCGCAGTGAGTGCGCTCCCATTCTCGTACAGCGTAACAGCGTTCAGGGTTCCTGTGCCCTGCCAGAAGCCCGTTGGGCTGCCGATGATCACGCCGTTCGAGATTTCCATCGCGGCAGTGTTAACGCCGCTCAATCGCACGTTGTACGCGATGGATGCGAACTCGGCGGCTGGTGTTACATCCCTCCAGTAGCAAATGAATTGCCCCATGATCGTGTTGGTTGGGGTTGCGTTATTACCCCTCCACTGGATCATACCGCCGACGTCTGCTGCGGCCGGGGACGCGCTGTTCCTGTAAAGATTCAGTATAGGACCAGCGATGTTGTCAGCGTTTGTTGACTCAAGCTGGAGAGCGGTCGCGAATGATGCGGAGACCGTGACCGTTTGGACAGCTGTCCAAGTGTTCGCGACTGCGAGCTGGCCATACTTCGATGCCAGAGAGGTACCGTTTTCATGCAGCGTAACAGCGTTCAGGGTGCCGACGCCTTGGTCACCACCCGTTGGCGAGCCGACGAAGGCCCCAAGGCGCACGCCCATCGAGGCAGTTACAGCTCCAGCCTGAACAGTATTAAAGGAAAATCCGCCATCTTCAGAGCCGCTCGTCGGGTCGACGATTTCAGCACTTAAGGACGCATAAATCTGGTTATTCGCGGCGCTGTCACGGCCTTGAAACTGGAAAAAGCCTATCTGGTCGAGGGCGGCGGGGGATGCGCTTATGCGCCGGACAAGCACTCCGGGGCCTGAGCCAGCGCTGTCTTCCGTCGCTTGAACTACCAAACCATTCCCAAACGGCGATGCCGTCCACTCGATGATCTGCTGCGAGCCCCATGTGTTGGAGCCATTCAGAAACGGTATCGTCGCGCCGCTCGTGCCTGTGTTCTGCGTTGCCGCGGTTCCGAGGCCGAGCGTTGCTCGCCCTGCGGTCGCGTCCGCGTCATCCATCAGAGAGCGGCCGAAGGCTGTTGCCACTGCACTGTCGATGTTGAGGGCTGTGCCGGACCCCGAAACGACAATGTCGCCGTAGTCGCCGTCGGTAATCCCGCCAGCGGCGGACAGGCTGCCGCCAGAGAAGGTCAGGTTGGCGCCGATGGCAACGGCCGACCAGGTGTTCGCCGCGGATCGGTAGTAGATGGTGTTGGTGCCAGACAGGGCCGCCAGGGCCGTCAGATCGCCGTCCAGGGGCTGATACCCTGATGCCGCTGCCGCAGTCGTGAGGTAGTTCGATGCCGTCTCTGTGGCCATCGTACCAAGGCCCAGCGTGGTCCTGACGGCAGATGCGTTGGCATCATCCAGGAAGGTGATGGCAAAGGCCGAGATCGTGGTGTTGCCAGCCGATATGTCCAGCGTGCGGTTCGCGTCACCAGTCGAGATCGTGAAGTCCCGGTTGGCAGACAGGTTCGATCCACCCTTCAGGGTGATCAGGTGAGAGTTGTCGGAGTCGAAGAACGAGATGCCATCCGCGGTGAGGATGGCATTCTGCAAGCTGATCTTGTACGTGGTCCCGCCTACCGCGACTGCGATGAAGGAGGTCGCTTCATCAACCGATGAAGTAAGAGGTAGGTCGCTTATTCTGGGCATTGCCTGATACTCCAGGTACCTACTACGACTGAGGCACGCCCTTGATCATGTGAAGCGTCACATCGTATCCGGAGCCCGCCACGAAGGATACTGTCGTGAACCGAAGTATCCCTGTCGCTCCGGCGATGGCCGGGCACTTGACGAGCGGGCTACAACATATCTCACCCTCCCTGTGTAGAACGAACGCATCCTCGTCCGCTGTCGCGTCCCACAGGATGCGGAGAGTGCCTCCCCCGACAGACCATACAACCTTCTTGACCCTGAGGTTGGTGCCAGGAGCAACACCTTTGTAGCCGTACGCCGTGTCTGTAGCATCGACTTTGGCGATTGCGCTCTCGCCAGTACCATCCGAAAAGTTCGTGAAGCGCATAACCAGGTTGCGCGCGCCGTTCGCAATGATCCTGGTCGTAACGGTATCTGGCATCTTGAAGCCCTCCTGAGTGGGTGAGAGCCAGGCTCACAACGAGCCTGGCCCCATTCGTCATTAGGCGTCGGTCGATGCCGTGATGTTCGTCTGCATAGCAACTTCGCCAGCAAGGTTGGCGATGTTGATCGGCTGGAAGAACTGACATGCAGCGCCAACGACAGCTTCCGTGATATTCGCGGCGTTGTCCTGGAGCATGATGTTGATGTTCGGGCCAATGTGACCCGTCGACGAAGCAACCATCGTGATGGCGACGTCAGCAGCGTTTTCCGTCCAGATGTAGGACGGTGTCGTGCCGCCGCCGATGCGGACACGGTTCATTGCAGTCGTGACGTTCTCGATGGCAGCGACAGCGAAGTTGCCGTAGAGGCTGAAGTCTTCGATGATCGTGTCATCGCCGCCAACCAACGTGATGGCTGTGTCTGCGCCAGCCGCCGCCGCGCCGCGGTGAATCCAGCCGGAGATACGGAGACGGCTGGCGTTTGCGTCAGTGACGATGAAGTCAGTGGCCTGGCCAGTGACGTCTTCGGTGATGCAATCGATCAGCGTGAAGTCAGCAGCGTTGACGTCAATCGGACCCGTGAGGGCGTCGATGCCGCCAGTGAAGCGGAAGTTCACCATCGTGATGTTTGCCGCATCGACGTCCATGTCGGCGCCGACCGCCGTCGTGAAGTTGATCTGCGGGCGGAGGTTGCCGTTGCCGAGGCCGACGAGCGTGATGCCAGCGACATCAAGGTCGAGGCCAGCTGCTGCGATGACCGTCTCAACGTGGCCAGGCATCACAAAGATGATGTCACCCTTGTTGGCGCGGCACTTGCCGACAGCGAAGTCGATGGTCTGGAGCGGGTTTTCGTAGGTACCCTTGTTGCCATTAAGGCCAACAGTGGAGCTGACCCAGAAGACCTTGCCTGGATGCGGAAGAGCGACGGGAACACCGCGGAGGGCGACACCGTTCGGGAAACCTTTGGGGTAATTCGAGAGCATTTTGTTTCACCTTTCGTGAAAGTGGCGGCGGGACCATTCCCGCCGCTCACAGTCTCATTCACTGCCCTGGCGGCGTTAGACGCCCTGGCAACCGAAGATCGAACGGAAGTCCGTGCAACCAGCGGAGAAGCGCATGTACATCGCGGCCTTCGCGTTCTTCGTGTCGAAGTCGTTGTCCTTGTCGAACATCGGCTGATCGCGCCAGAAGAAGGTCATGCCACGCGGGGCGTTCGTACGGACGAACCAGGCTGTCGTCGAAGACAGGTAGTGGTTCACCTTGATCCCTTCCGGGAACATGTTCGTCGCCTTGATGACATTGATCGCGTTGTTGGCAGTGTCGTTCTGGAGAACGGACTGCACAATGCGGTTGGCCTCGTAGAACAGGGCGGTCGGGACGATCAGGCAGCGAGGCATGATCGAGACCTTCTGTCCACGCGCGTTCACGGTATCCATGATCTGGATGCCCATGTCTTCGATGGCCGCTTCGGTCAGGTCCGAAGACCCGGTGAGTTCATTCGACTGGTCACCAGAGATGGTCGGGTGGTCCGTCGCGATGAGCTCCTTGCCGTCGCCGAAGGTGTACGTTGCGTTGAACGCACGGTTGTAGATGTTCGCGCAAATGTTCTCCAGCGTCTGACGGCCGGAGAAGGCAAGGGCCTGGGCACGACGCTCAGAAACCTGCTTGTACATGTTGTCGCGAAGTTCTTCGAAGGTGACGATGTAACCGAGGGAGTAAGCGACGTGCGTGTAGCGCGTCACGGTGCCCTGGGCTTCGGCGTCGTACCTGGTCGCAGCGCCCTGTTCCTTGCGGTTCAGGAGGCC